GGGGCGATTATACCACAAATTGTTCTTCTCAGGAAACTTTTTTACTTATTAGTTGAAATGCTGTTTTTTGTGCATTGGAGGTATTATTATTGTATCGCTGTTCCGTGAGCCTCCCCGCAGGGGGGGTGAGCGGACTTTTAATACTTTGCCGACTTTTGCAAAGACCTAGCCTTTATGCTTAGCACCTCTTTGTGCTAAGCATACATTTATACTTTGCGTTCTTTGCAAAGCCCTAGCCTTGCTTTTGCGAAGGGCTGGAAATAAGGCTGGCAATAACTGAACCATATATAGTTCGGTTATTCTGGGCTTATTCTAGCCCGAGCATAAAGAAATACTTTGCTTTAGCAAAGCCCTACACCAGCCACTTGTTTAGCTGGTGCGCTTTGGCTGTGCTTTTGGCTCTACATTTACTGAGCGATGAGCGAATCCTTATCGCTTTATGCAACACTAAGCGAAGAATGAGCATAGTGTTGCAATTTTTAAGAGCAATCACCAATGAAAGTGCAAATAAATATAAAAAGGATTTATAATTTATGACCCTAAATGAGAATGATTATCATTTACATTTAGATTATTTAACAGATAAAAAAAACCCTCAATAAAGAGGGTTCTTTTTTTTACTTGGCTTTGTGTTTTTGCTTAGTGCCGATTTTACCACGAGTTCCTTAAATTAGTCAAGGTGCTAATTTAAATCATCTAGCAAATATTCACCAGTTTTTATTTTGCGCTCTGTAACTTTTTTTGTTTCATTTAAAAATATATTTCTATATTTTCCTGTGGTTGTTGAATAATCCCAGTAATTTTTATCAAGGATTATATCATTGCCACCCATATTATATTTGATAACA